TACGGGGACCAGAACCCCTTTTGCCTGCCTCAAAAAAGACTTCGTCAACACCTTTATTTTTTAACTCTTTAATTGCCTCGCGTTGCAACTTCAACCCTAAACCGGGGAACTCTGGCGACGCAAAGAATGTAGTGTTTGTCGCGGACAAAATGTCAGGTGAAGTCAACGATGGCGCTATTAGCGTCATCAGATAACCAAACATACGACCGTTACACCGAGCGGTCATAATCTGCATACCGCCAACGCCGTACAGCGCGCGCATAAGCGGCAAGTTTTTATTCTGCCAGTTGCCCGGTGTTTCGCCTACCTGAATAAGATGCTCGTCAAACAGACTGTCAGCGTCGCGCACCCAGCTATCAAAGTCTTCTGTCTGGAAGGTGACGCCTTCGGGCGGCTCATTAACTTTCGGCGCCATCGCCGTTATAGTCTGGTGCTTGGCAATCGACGCCAGCTTTTCCATTGCTGGTGCGTATGCGTTGTAGTGACGCATCATTGCGGGCAAATTGATTTGGATGTTGACAGGCGCCATACGCGCATAGTGGTCAAGGTCGTGCGGCTGTTGGAGACAATGCTCAAACACTGCCGCGCAAGTGTCTTCTTCATTCAAGCTGTCGAACGATACGGACAGGACGTTGGGTAGCCGCGCCTCAATCTGGTCTAGGCTGCGGTCCAGCTTCAGCAATAGCGCGTCAAGACCAGCGCGGTCAAACTGCGTGCCGGCTATCTTCAGCAGACTTTCGGCAACTTCGTCACGCGGGCGGCGGACAACCAGAACGCGGGCGTTGGGCGCAAACTTGTCTAGCAGCCGCCACCAAGGCGCACCGGCTGTCTCCGCCGTGCCAATGTTAGGCTGCGAGAACCATGCCTGCACATCGTCAATGCTACGCATATGCCGTAACTCTTCGTGGCCGCACACCCATTCACCGTAAGTCAGAAACTGGGACAGCCAAGCTGACCGCGACCTAGGTAAAGAGAATACGACAAACGGCGGCATTAACTAATCTCGCGGCCAGACGCGCGCAAGTTGACTGCCGCTGCCGCTGACGCAAGCGTAGAGACAAACCCGCCGGACGGCAGGGTGTGGCCTACGATCTCTGGAAAGGTGTAAGTCTCGCCGGGTTGCAGCGTCCGCGTCTTGACGATCAAGTTGCTGTTGCCTGTAGCTTCGCTGACCGCTGCCAAGTTGACGCTTACGTTAACCATGCCGCTGCTGAAGTTGGTGGCCGTAAACTTGTCAATGATAGTTGTGGTGCTGCTTGGCGACACATACTGCGTAGTCTGCGTGTTTTCCATATTCTTGGCGGGGATGATGTTTGCTGCGATAATTGGCATGGCCTATCCTATCAGGTTACGTTGCCGGTGACGTAGAATACTTCAGTGCCGACGCACAGCACTGTAGCGACGCCGTAGGCTGCAATGGTGCGGCTGCCTGTGGTTGCAGTGCCGCCAAGCCGTAGCGTCGTTCCAGCGCCCTGTGTGAGCGTCACGGTGCTGGCGCTGCTGTTGACCACATAAAACAGGTTTCCTGCTACAAACACGCCCGACGGGACTGTGGTGGTTGCAGACACATACAGGTGCTTACCATCGTCCGACGCGGCAGCCGTAGTGTTGAGGCTTTGCGGGACGCTGCGATAGCCAACAGTGAACGGCGTGCCGAGGCTGTCATTGACCGTTGACGCCGAAGCCAGACCTGTGATGGTCTTGTTTGTCAGCGTCTGCGTAGCTGTCAGATAGACGCCGTTCGTCACAGTGCCAGCGTTACCCGATATGTCGCCGGTGATAGTAGATGTTGTGATTGTGACGCCGCTGATCGTGCCGCCGGTGATAGCCACGTTGTTGGAGTTCTGGCTGGCAACGGTGCCGTAGGTCGCAATGTTGTCTACGGTCCATTGCAACACGTCGGTCGCGCTTTCCAAGACTACTTTGTAACTAGTAGCGGTAGAGAACCACAGGTTACATTCGCCGCGGGAGTCCAGAATAACTGGGTTGGTGTTGGGCGTAACCCCTGACGCATCAGTGTACGTCTGCAAAGGGGTTGTTGTACCGGCTGCATAGGTATAGACCTTGCCGCCGACCAACGGGCTACCGTTAGCATCGAAGAATTGTGCTTTAGGTTGTGGAGCAAGAACAGTCATATCTAAACCTTAGTTGATGTTGTCCGTAACCGTCAATATGACGGACGGAATTGCGGGGACAGGGCCGCTGGCCGCTGCGGCTTCAATTTCACAGTTTGTATTACTTGTAGACCAAACCAGTTCAAAATAATCACCTGCGTTTAATTCTATCACAAAATTCCATGCGGCGACAGCCGATGAACTGCTCCCGGCTAACGTCACGCTTGTTGCAGAGTTTGCCGCGTTAGTACCGTTTACTCTGTACCAGATAAAAACGTTTCCTGAACCGCCGCCAGATTTGTTAAGTTGCGCGGAAAACTGAAAGTTGTACGTGCCTACGCGGTCCACGTACACACGCGACGTAGGTGTGCCGATGTAGACGCCATCAGTTATGCTTGTAGAGTTAAGCGTGATTGGATATGCCGTACTAGTAGCGGCGGCTGTCTGCGTGGTGGTGTCGAAGAACGCACCGTAACGCTTGTCGCTCACCTGCGGCGTGTACATTGGGGCCAAGTCTTGCCCAAAAGACGAACTTGCCGCCGAGTTAGCTTGACCACCGCCCGTCAGCGTAAAAAGATTAAACAGATACCTGTACCACTCACGCGTCACCGTGCCGTCAGCCGCGTCCGTAATTGGGACGCGCGACGCGGGGATACGGGTAAGTAAGTCGTTAGGCATTTGTGCCGCTCAGTTGCAGTTCAGCGCCGGTCAAGTAGATACGGACAGGGTCACTGCCAGACACTTCGTAGACGCGGTCGCGCAGCTTTAGCGTCATGCCAAGCCGGCGCCATATGACGCGGGTGCCAGTGGCGCCGATCTTGCCCATAGATGCCCAGTGTTCGTTAGACCATGTATGGCCGCCATCGTCGGACCAGCGGAGCATGGCTTGCGGATCGTCGCCTTGGCCGTCGTTCAGGCCAACGCCTGTCTCGCACTCAAGCTGCAAGCTATGGTTTGCTGTACGCGTGAGATTGTTCTGGCCTGTCGGCAGCGCGCGCCACGACCGCAACCAACGCTGCGCTATATCGTTGTCCGCAAAAACATTTAGTTCAAACGTGTAGATGTTGCCGTTAGCGTAGTCGCCGACGATGATGTTGCCTTGGAAGTTACACTGGCAATTGCTGCGATGGCGTGAGAATGCACCGCTGACACCAGAAGGCGTAAGCGGCAGTACAGTGTAGAATGCGCCGGAATAAAACGATTCAGCCTCAAACCCGCCTTCAGACGGCGCAATGGCAGAGTAAGATGACCGCTGATGCCATGCGCCAGTGGCAGCGTCGTACACCCACGTTTCGTCCGCGGATGGGAACGACAAGACGTAGAACGCATGGCCGTCCTGCTGGTAGGTGTAGCCCACAGCGTCGCTCATATCTAGATAGTTTTGGATTTGCCATTCAATTGCGTGCGTTGATATGCGCTGCGCGCTATAGCCAGCCGCACGGTAAATGACGCCTTGGCCGCGGGCATCCGCGCCAAGCCAGAACACGGTGTTGTCCATCTTGGCGATGGAGTACGGCGCCGCGCAACCGATTTCATTAAACGCGCCTTGGATCGGTGACAGCGGGAAGTCCAACCCGCCTGAGTTATACCACACTTCGGTGGAGTCGGTGCCAAACACCCAACATTCGCGGTGGTCTACGAGTATACCAACGACGCCATCAGGGCTACCTTCGGCGCTGGCGAACTCTAGCGGGTCAATCTGGAAGCCGTCAAAAAGCTGCGTCACCCAAAGTTTCTGGCTATTAGGCTCGTTAAACACAAAATAGCCGTCGAGATAGCCGACAGTAACCGCGCCCGGAAAGTCAGGGTCAGTGATCTGCCCAAACGTGTTGGTTGACTCGTCGTAGATATACGCGTCAGGGTTGCAGGCAAAGAATATCTGTGTGCCGTTGTCAGCGATGGACACAGGGCCAGTGCCGGTTACGTCGCCCAGCTTGACAGGTGTTCCGGTCAGGCTGGACAGTTTGTAGACTTCAAAGCCAGACACAACGTAAAAGTCATCGCCGCGTGTTTGGTGCGCCCACAGCCCGCGGATCGGGCCATCACCTATAACTTGCTGAAGCTGCAAGCCGGGGCAACGCTGAATGAACGCTGGCTCTATGCCGCCTTCTGGCACCGCTTCTGGAAACAAGTTTACCATGCGTGCGTTGGCAGCGTTTACTGAACGGGCCACATACGCGCTGCCCAATATGGGCGTCTTCATTAGTAGTTTCCTGCAAAAATGTTATACCGCTGGCGCGATGCAATAAGGCTGTATGGCATCGACATGATGTCATCAGGATTGTTGATGCGCTTCAGGTTGCGCTTAGAATACATAGCAATGCGCTGAACTTGTGGCGACGGTTCTTCGCCAAACTCAGGTGCTAGTTCGCACGCTAGGTTATAGCGGAACGCACGCAGATAGCCGGGCGGGAACGAAAGGACAGTGTCAAGCGTTGCAGGCTGTGTCAGTTCTTCAACCGAAATGAAATGCCATTCTAGATCGCGCGTTGGGCGCGGGTAGATAAACATTTCAATGTCAGGGTACGTCATGTTGGTAAAGATAACTTGCGGGAACGTAGAAGACACGGTCTTGACCGCAATGCCATCATACTGCTGCTGGTTAATCATTTTAATGCCGTAGCTAACGCCAGTGCTAGGGTCTTTGAAATATGTGGCATCATCCAGCAAAATAGGACGGTTGCCAACAAAGTTGCCGGTTGGCCCAAGCGTGCGGCTAAGTACGCCAGAAGGCCATGTAAAGACTTGGTCTTGTGTCGAGAAGACAGCGAGGCGCTCAGTGTTCCAGCTATCAATCATCTGGTTCATGGCGCGCAGTGCGTCCTGCGACGTTTCAGCCGATGGAGTTTCGCCTTCTGCCAGAACACCTAGAAGTCTAAGCGAACCGTTGATTGTTTCACCAGCCGTAGCCATGCCAAAATCCCCATAAAACCATTAAAAATGGACGGCCCGAAAGCCGTCCAAATTAATTATATGCAATGAATGATTGCAAAGTTAATCACTACTGCTTCTGACAGCGAACCGCCAGAAATGTTACGTAGGCTGATGCTGACAGTGCCAGTACCCAAATTGTTTGCAAACACGTTGTATGATCCAGCGGTTGCTTGACCACCAGAGATAGTAAGAATAACAGTGTCATTTGCAGAAATGAAGCTGTTGTTCAACGTAAACGTAGCGTTAGTAGCAGTGTTCAAAGACGCGTTGTTCATGGTGATGCGGCCAGCAGGCTTGTTCAACGTAACAGCAGTTGACTTATCTGTCGCCTGTGTGACTGTGCCTTGTGCTGCGGCGGTGTAGCCGATTTGCTCATCAGCCAAGACAAATTGTGCGCCAATAATGTCTTGGTCGAGGTATGCAACACCAATAGGTTTGTTATTAGGCATTGATTTTCTCCTGAAAAGGATGCCCCGACCGTAGTCGGGGCAAACCTATTAGCCAGCGATGCGGTACAGGTTGTACGTTGTTTCGCCAGTTTTAACAGCGCGGAACAGAACGCTCTTAGAAGCAACGCCTGCGCCTGAACCAACCAAGGTCCAGCCGGTGCCTACTACGATAGTAGGTACGCCGGTGCTGGTAGCAACCAAAGAGATGTCAAAAGACGAGTTAACTTTTGCACTGCTGAAGTCGGCGTTGACAAGTGCAACCGTTGGAAGCGTAAGGTCTGCCGTGCTGGCTGAAGTATAAACAACCAGACCGCCAGCCAATTCGGCAGTGGTCAGAGTAGCCGCTGCGGTAAGTGCAGTCGGGATAGATGAAACACCAAAAGTGATTTCGCCGAGATTGCCGTCACCAACTTGGTAACCGCCAGCGCCATTAGGTAAAGTAGGCATAGTAAAAATCCTTTAGAATAGTTGGCCCCCGGCGAACCGAGGGCCGGTATTAGATTAACCCCACATCCGGACAGCCATCTGCGGACGGATTGTGCTGTAACCGTACAGAACGTCAATACGGCAAG